CCCGCCGGCAAAGACAAAAGCGCCTCTAACGCGACCGTCAGCGCAAGCCAGATTGCGAAGACGATCAAACTTTGCCACGCTCGACGCCCAAAGGTCATCGGCGCACTGTATGACTTCTTTAACATCTGGGGGCACCTCTTCCGGGTCATCTATGGCTAACAGATTAGCGCGGACAGTTTTGTCAATAGACATCTTGTCTTCGCGCTGCATGAGCTTCAGCGCTTCGGGGCCAAGCCGCTCTTGCACCCACAATCGCATTCTAGGACTTCGAACGCTCGTAACCTCACCACCCGTGATCTCGACAACCGTAGCCTCGATCTCTCGAAGCTCGTCAGCCGCGTATTTGACCGCCGCACTGCATAGATTGATGTCGACAAGAACACCACGATCATTAATGCGCTCGTTAACATGGTAGTCCTCCAGTTCCTCGGGCGTCAGCTCGCGCATGGCCTGACTGGCGGCGCGCATCGTTCGAACGTCCTGCTCGCAGTATTCTATCAGCTCGGGCAGCAGCTCGGTATTGAAGGGCGGCATACAGCACTTGCGGACGAGATACGCGCCGCGATGGTCCTTGCGCATCGACAGCCCGGCGAATCGGCCAACGTCTTCAAGACTGCCCGGCGCACAGTTCGCCCGCGCCTGTGTAGCCGTGCAGTAGAACTGCTCCAGTGGTATGTCCATACCCAGCACATGCCAGAAGATCAGACGCTCGAACGCGGCGTTATGCGCGCGGATCTGACCGCGCACGTCCGGCATGGGCTCGCCCGGCCGCCACGTCATTACAGGCCCATCGTTGAAGGCGTAGGACATGCACAGCACGCGGGTCGACGGGTGACGGGCGTAGTTATACACGCCCGCCTCCGGTAGATCGCACTCGCTGGCTGTCTCGAAGTCAGTCCAGAAGATCATTGGAGTCCGTTCTGCTACCAAGATATTCGCCATTCGGGCCGTTGTAGACGGTGTAGTTGCCGATCCTCGGCGCGGAGATCATACCGCGCTCGGTGTAGAAGAACGACTGATTCGGATAACGCAGCTCTGTCGCAACAGGACCGTTCGGCCCGTCGAAGACAGATATTTCCTGCGCGCAGGCTGGCGACGTGAGCGCCATGAATATGAGTAGACGTTTCATCACTTCTCTCCCTTCAGCGCGGCGCGGGCGTCAGTCATCTTCCTGATCCCATCTTTTATATCGCCCGCTATTTCCCGTTCTGTCGCCCATAAGCGCCAGAACGATCCGCACAAGGCACATTCCAACGGTGTAGACGCCGATGGCAGTGAAGATATGAACGATCATTACCATCCCTTCCAGCCGCACAAGGCGACGATCCGCCCCGGCTTGCTTTTCTTCCACTTAGGTAGTTCTCGTTTGGTGTTCGCCGCGCGGACGGCCGCGATACGCTTCTCTTCGTTACGCTGACGGCGCGCCTCGATCTCTTCCGGCGTCAGCTTCGCCTTCGCCCGGTCGCGCGCCTTCTGGTTGTTGCGCGCACGCATCGCCAGATATTGCTTGCGATACTCAGGATCCTCTGCGCAGCGCTGTTTGATCTTGGCGTAGTCGGTCATTTCAGCCCTATGCCCTGCTTCTCTTTCGCCCGCGCTAACGCCTTACTCGCCGCGTTCGGGCTGCATCCCATCACCTCGGCGATCTTCAAAACCATAAGCCCTTTGCAATGTAGCGCCCACGCCTTCGCCTCGCGCTCCGTCAACTCATCTGTGAGTTTGATACACGGACGCGGCTTTGGCTTTGGTTTTTCTTCTTTGACGACCGGCGCAGGCGGCGCAATCTCTGGCCACGGCTCGTAGTCCGGCTGGCGGTCCAACCATTGAATGCGGGGCAGGGACAGCAGGATCTGCCTGCGTGTGAACGTGCCGTATTTCGGGTTAGTCACTTCCGTATATCGTGTAATGTATTTTGACTGCGTTTTCATTTTATTTTCCCCGGAAGAAGACGGGGGCCGAAGCCCCCGCCTCATATCAGCTACGACGACGACGCCCCGTGTCGGCCTCAGCCACTTCTTCGACCGGCCCATTGAGGCTGATCCAATCCGTGACCTCGAACACAGGCGTGAAGACCCGTCCATAGCTCTTGTGCTGGTAATGATCGGTACCAAGTTTTACCAGTGCTACAGAGTTGTCAGGATCTTTCTCGACCTGCTCGGCGACCTTCATAGCAAGCGCGTGCATCGCCTTTTTCCCGCCGACCGCAGTCGTTGTGAAGCGCGCCTGCACGTCCTTGTCTTCGCCGCTGATACACTTCAGACTCATGCCGACCTGCGGCTCCCAACCACGCTTCGCATTCGGCGGCGGGGGCTCCAGCTCCGGCAGCTCTTCAGTGATCGGGAACATATGCTCGCCAAGCACCTCGCCTTCGCCCCACGCGATGTAGCCGTGGATGAAGGACAAAGGATTGACCGCCCAGATACCGCTGCGGTCAATCTCGGTCTGGTCCGCACCATAGACCCAGTGACCCGTCTTATCCATTTTCAGGATAACACCCGGTCCTGACGCGGCCTCGTCGGCTGTCTTACGCAACGCAGCCGCTAACGACGCGGCCGTAGGAAGGTTGGCGTTACCGAACTTTACGATATTGGTCATATCACTTTACCTCTAGTTTAGAGAAGGCCCGACGAATGTCAGAGCCTAGCGTAACCACGGCAGGCCGGGGATCGCTCTCCGGCGCTATCGTGTTACCTGTTGAGATGGACACAAAGAGTTCCTTCGGCAGTTTGCCGCAAATCTTCTCGACCTGCGCAGGACTCTTCAGTTCCATCAAATCCTCGGCAGCAAATCCCATTTCTGCAAGAGCGCTTCTTGCTTTGTCAGGATCGGCCCACTGTCGCGTAGCTCGCTTAGGGACGAGCTTCCATCCATCGACAGGCGCTTTATTTTCCAGCATGGTCTGCGCAAGCGCGCGAACGCTTTTGGCCCATTCTTCCGCAAGTATCGCCATTGCCAGTGCATAGTTCATCTTCTCCGGGTCGATTGCCTTAACCTTCGTCGAGATCGCGCGCTCCAACTGCCCCGTGATCGCAGGGCACGTCGGCTTCGCAGGGCACCAGCGACAGTGATCGCCATGCTTCAGCGGCGCGTCAGGACGGAACGACATCTGCACAGCGTCGAACAGCGTGCGCTCGAACGCCTTTACACGACCGGGCGTTGTCACCCAGCGCCGCACATACGGCGGCTGGACGATGATAAGCTCTATCTCATCCACGCCTTCCATCGCCCAACGTGCTTCGGGGGTGCGCATAGCAGCAGCGGCGTAGAACAAAAGTTGATGGTTCTCTTCAGCGTCCACCGCCACCCCATCACCAAACTTCCAATCAAGAACCACTGCACGACGGCCAATTCGGCCAATGAGGTCAACTGATCCGAATACACCGGCAAGGAATCCTCCAAAATGCACCGTAAGCTCGGTCTGAAATTCCAGCTCACGATTAGGGTCGATTTCGTTTAATGCGTCGAGAGCAAACTTCAGTTTCTCGTTATTGTCAAAGTCGTCCACCTTCATGTCCAACGACAGAATGGCGTGCATGGCATTGTGCAAACGCGTGCCTTCTTCGGCGTATGCGCTGGACGGGCTGGGCGGGACTTTGTCAACGAGCGCCCGTGAACCGGGGCAGTTGATGAGACGTTTAGCGGAGGATCCGCCGACGATAGCGCTGTGTGTCATTACCTTACCTTTCTTGCAGCCGACCCTAGACAGGTTTGCGGAGTTGTGCAACAAATATTTTTATGCTGGAGAAAGAAATCGAAGCCTACTTCGTCAAGTCTGTTAAGGCGCTCGGCGGAATAGCATATAAATTCAACAGCCTGTCAAACCGAGGCGTAAGCGACCGCATCGTCGTGTTGCCAAACGGCGAGGCGTGGTTCATCGAACTGAAGACGGAGCGCGGGCGTCTGTCCGCGTTGCAGAAGATATTCGCAAACGACATGCGCAGACTTAACCAGAACTACGCGTGTCTTAATTCTATCGAGGCCGTTGACAGATGGACCTACGACCGTATCAACACGAAGCCGCTGATTTCCTCTTCGCCCACGACAGAGCCATGATCCTCGCGCCGGTTGGTGCAGGAAAAACAGCAATCACGCTTACAGCTATGTCGGACATGACCGCGCGCGGACACTGCGACCGTTGGCTTGTGCTTGCGCCCAAGCGCGTGTGCCTGTCCGTCTGGCCGGTCGAGGTCAAGAAATGGGCCGATCATCTGAAACTGGCGGTTGCAGTCGGCACGCCGGCACAACGCAAGGCTGCGTTCGAATCAGACGCGGACATCGTCGTGACCAACTACGACAACATCCCGTCGATAGACCCGACGCACTTCGACGGTATCGTCTTCGACGAGCTGACGCGGCTGAAAAATCCGTCCGGTAAGCGGTTCAAGTTTTTGCTGAAAATACTCGATCAGTTTCAGATCCGCTGGGGGTTAACGGGCTCGTTTACCAGTAACGGCCTCGAAGACGTATTCGGCCAGTGCAAGGTTGTCGATCAGACATTGCTTGGCCGGTCGAAGGGCGCGTTCCTGCAACAGTATTTTTACTGCGTTAACCGCGACTTTGGCCAGTGGGAACCGCTGCCTGACGCGCTGCCCAAGGTCATGGAAGCGATCAAACCGGCGACCTATGTGCTGGAGCCGGGTGAGTATAAGGACAAGCTGCCGCCGCTCCACGTCGTCGAGATGCGCTGCGACATGGACATGGGGCCTTACAACACAATGAAACGCGAGTTCGTGCTGGAGCTGGGCCAGACGATCACAGCGCCGACAGCGGCCGTCGTGACGCAGAAACTACAGCAACTCGCGGGCGGGTTTGTCTACGGTGAGGCCGGTCCTGAGTGGCTGTCGGGCCACAAGTTCGACATGCTCGATGACATTCTGGAAGAGAACCAGCACGCCAACACCATCGTCGTCTACAATTACAAGGAAGAGCTGGCCGAGCTGAAGCGCCGCTACAAGCTGACCACCATCGACGAAGACAACGCTGTGGATAACTGGAACGCCGGCAAGATCCAACTGCTGGCGATCCACCCCAAAAGCGCCGGACATGGGCTCAACCTGCAATTCGGCGGCAACAAGATCGTGTTCCTGTCCTTGCCGTGGTCGCTGGAACTTTACGAGCAGACCATCGGCCGGCTGCACCGCAGCGGCCAGACCCGCGACGTGTGGTGTTACGTCATACTCTGTAATAAAACTATTGACGAGCGGATATTCGAAAGTCTAAAAGACAAGCGAACATTGGCTGAGATCGCCTTGGAGGAACTGAAGTGAATTGGCCGGAACTCCAGAACGTGCTGACCAGCCTGACGGAACGAGAGGTATTGGACCTCTTGGAGGACGAGCGCCGTAACGCTCGGCGGTCTACATTCATCATACGTCTGCACCAGCGTTTTACGACGCTGCGGATGTTGCGTGAACGGGCCGAATTGATGAGAGAAATAGATGACACCGCACGAACTTCTAAAGCTGGCCGGGGACGTAATCGCCGAGCGCGGCGCTAACTACGGCGGAATCGAAGACAACTTCCAGTTGATCTCCGACCTTGCCAGTCTGCGCCTTGGGCGCGACTTCCATCCTTACGAGATCGCCGTCATTATGGCGTGCGTGAAGAATGCGCGTGCGTTTGCGTCGCCGAATCACCTCGACAGCCATGTTGAC